TTTTACAAGAAAATGAGTAATGTTCACGGGCAAAATTATTATTATATGAATTTAAACTTTTCTCAGTTCAATACATAATCTAAGAATTTCTAAAATAATCTAATGGCACCCTTTCACTTAGTCCGAGCTAAAGCTCGACGCGAACATTTTCCATTAAATTATTTAAGAAATTCTAAGATTATTTCAATTACATTCGAAAAGTTTAAATTCATATGATAAATAATTTTGAGCCTGAGTGAAAGCGCCTTATTTTCTTGTATTAGATTTTCTTTTTGAATGAAATGAAAAGACATTAAATAAAATTTAAGTATTATAGGGAGAGCCAAAGCTTGGACATTATAATTATTTATTACTGAACTATAACTAAAAGATTTAAATACAGAAAAATAAGATTAATTTACTCTTGACGAAATAAGAAAAAAATGATATAAATAGAAAGTGCTAAAAAGCATTTTTTGGCCCCTTGGTCAAGCGGTTAAGACGCCACCCTCTCAAGGTGGAATCATGGGTTCGATTCCCGTAGGGGTCACCAAAACTATGGAGCACTAGAGTATCAATGATTATATTAAATAATCCCGATACTCTGCTTTTGAATTTAACACTTTTTTAACACTTTAGTTTTGCTACAAGAGATTATTTATTCTATTTACAGCATCAATTTTTGTCTTAGGTAGTACATGTAAATATATTTGTGTAATAGTAATATCTGAATGTCCCATTAAATCTTGTACAGTTTTTAAATCTACTCCACGAGAAAGTAGCATAGTAGCATAAGTGTGTCTCAAGCTATGAAACTTTTTATATGGTATTTCACTTGCACTTAATACTTTTTTCCAATTTCCAAATAGAGTTTTAGCAGAAATAGGCTCTCCATTTTCACTAAAAACAAATTCTGACTCTTTTTTCATATTAGACAATATATTTACTAGCTTATCAGGTAAATCTACTTTTCTGATTGAATTTGATGTTTTTGGAGTATTATATATTGTTTGCAGTGTTTTAGTTCCTTTATCATCAAAAACATATACTTTTTTAACAGTTTCTTTTACTTCTAGATATTTTTCTTCAAGATTAACATTTTCCCATTTTAATGCTAGTAATTCGCCTTGTCTTAAACCAGTTCCAAGAGCAGTAAGAATTAAATTTTCAAATTTATGTCCCATAAATGCTTTTTTTAATAGTTTTATTTCATCTTCACTAAAATATTCTATTTCTGGTTTAACACTTTTTTTAACACTTTTATTTGGAATAGTAATATTGTTGCAAGGATTTTTTAATATAAAACCTTCACGTTCTGCATATGAAAAGAATTGTTTTAGTAACTTGTTTAATTTATTTATTTGAGAGTATGTTTTATTTTTTCCTAATTTATTATAGTATTCTTGTATTTGGATGGATTTGGTATTATAGACTTTTAATCCAGATATGTCTGAATCTTTTATATAGTTTCTATATGTTCCCTCATATGACTGAAAAGAAGATGGCTTGACTTCATTTTTCTTTATTTGAAATAGCCATTTATAAATTAATTCATCTACGGTTACGTTTTCAAAATCTAAAGTCATACCATTTTTAATTTTATTTATATATTCCTCAGCTTTTTCTTCAGCTTGTTTTTTTCCCGTTCCATAGAATTGTTTCCTTATAGGTGTTCCATCAGCTTTATGACCAATAGTCTTTGTTATTCTAAAATATTCTTTTCCATTAGATTCAAAATTTGTTCTTTTAGCCATTTTTACCTCCTACAAAATAAGATAAGTAATTCTACTTATCTTTTGTTTAAAACTTTCCAAATTGTCCAATTGCTTTTCCTATAATTTTAAAATTTGTATCTTTTAAATTAACATATATTGGTTCCATAGGTAATGTAGACATAGGTTCAAGTGCAATTGTACTTTCATTAATTATTTTATATTTTTTTAGAGTAGCTTCATCATCTCCATTAACAATAGCGACAATAATATCTCCATCATCTGCGTAGTCTTGTTTATGAATTAAAGCATAATCTCCATTATGAACTTTTAAATTCATGCTTTCACCAGCTACTTTTAAATAAAAATAGTCGTCAGGTGTGGTCATACCATATATATTAGGATCTACTGGTAAATAGCCTTCTAAATATTCTTCTGCTAGTATGGGTTGTCCTGCTGCTATTTTACCTAGGACGGGGATGTTAAATAATTTATTAGAAATTGTATTAATGTCTTTATTTTTTGAATTTTCTTTATCTAATAGAGTTGCAAAATAATGAAATCTACTTTTATCTTCTAAATCATTAATCATTTCTTTAATAATAATATTTATAAAGTCTCTAATTTTTTTTCTTTTATCAACATCGAAAGAATTAACATAAGAATTGATTTTTTCTTTTGTTTCTTTTTTGTTCTGTCCTGTAACGTTTGATAAAAGTTCAACTATATAATCTATATCCTTCTCTTTTAGGCAACAAGGAATTACATATTCTTGATGATATTCATAAATGGTTTTTAATATTGTTAATTTATTTTGATTAATCATGTAATTATCAAAGTTTTCTTTATCTGTTTTAAATTCGCTTTTTCCCATTAAATAATCCATTGTGCAACCGAAAATTTCACACATTTTTAATTTTACTTCATCACTAGGCGCATTAGCGCCATTTTCATAATTGGCAATATTGGATTTAGCACTAAGACCTAACATTTTAGCCAACTCTTCTTGAGTTAAACCTTTCTCTTTTCTTAACTCTTTAATTCTATCTTTTATATTATACATTGTATTCACCTTTCTTTCTTAATCATTATAACATATAGTTCAGTAAAAGTAAACAATAAAAAATTTTTTTCTTACTCTCTCTAAGCATACAACAGAGTAACTGAACTTTTTCAAAAATAGGGGTTGACAAGTTCAGAAAAACTGATATAATAAGTACAGCAAAACAAAACAAGGGGGTGAGCAAATGAAGAATAAAACAAAATATGTATATACAGATGAACTAAAAAAGGAGAGAAAACAAAGAGGTTATTCCATAAGCGATATGGCTAGATTTCTAGGGTTTAAGAGCAAGGTTACATATTATAATATTGAAATAGGGGTAACAGAACCTAAAATTTCGCACATAAATAGAATCTCTAAGATATTAGGAAGAAAACCAGAAATTTTTTTTAATTTTAAAGTTCAGTAAAACTGTTTAAAAAGGAGGGCAAAATGCAAGAGTTAATAAAAATTGAAGTAAATGAAAATCAAGAACCAATAGTAAATGGCAGAGAATTACATAAAGCTTTAGGAGTAGAAACAAGATATGATACATGGTTTAACAGAATGAAAGAATATGGATTTATAAAAGATGTAGATTACGTAGAATTTACAGAAGAAGTAGATGCTCAAAAAAGAGCACGTACTTACGAACAAGTAAATCATGCAATTAAATTAGATATGGCAAAAGAAATTGCAATGATACAAAGAAATGAAAAGGGTAAAAAAGTAAGACAATATTTTATACAAGTAGAGAAGGATTTTAATAGTCCAGAAAAAATAATGGCAAGAGCATTAAAAATAGCAGAAAGCAAATTGAATGTTTTGCAGTTGGAAAATACACAACAAAAACAACTAATTGGAGAATTAAAACCTAAAGCAGATTACCTAGACCAAATATTGCAAAGCAAAGCATTAGTAACTATAACTGCAATAGCAAAAGATTATGGAATGTCTGCAAAAGCATTTAATAAAAAATTACATGAATTAAAAGTACAATTCAAGCAAGGACATCAATGGTTTTTATATAGCAATTATCACAATTGCGGATATACACATAGTGAAACAGTTGAGTATACACATTCTGATGGAAGAAAAGATGTAACAATGAATACAAAATGGACTCAAAAAGGTAGATTGTTTCTATATGATTTATTAAAGAATAATAACATAGTTCCAGTAATAGAAAAAGAGGTGGTGTAGATGCCAATACCTAAATACGTTTCTGCTGAGGAATATAGCAGACAATCTGGAATGGGAGTGGAAGAAGTAAAAAGACAATGCAGAATTGGAGAAATACCTTGTAAGATGACAGTAAAAGGTTATTACAAAATTCCAATTTATGAGGACTCTGTTCCAGTAGAACAATTTAACAAAGTTAAAGAAGAAAATACAAGATTAAAAACAATAATTGAAACAATATTAAATACAGCGAAACAAGTTTAGAAAGAAGGTGAAACAAATGAAAAGAAAACTAAACAAAAACAAACTATATCAACTTATAGGACAAGCAGTAGTATATACATCTATATGGGCAGTAACAGTAATAGGAACAGCATGGGCATTTACTCAAAATACGATTTATTAGGAGGGAAAGATGAACAACTTTGAAGAAAAACAAGAAAATGAAAAGAAAGAACTAATACATAAAGAATTGCCAAGTTTATTACATAGAATTTTAAGCATTAGACTAATGCCAGAAATGTATCATGAAGAATTATTAAAAAGAGACATTGAAGAAATAAAAAAAATAACTAATGCTGAGTGCGAGTCAGCATTAGGGCATGTTGATAAGTTAATTTAATCCCATTTGCTTAGAGATTATATTAGAAAGAACTTGAGATGCTATGTTGCCAGCAAAACTAAGTGAGGTAGAAGTTACTTTAGATAATATATTTTGAGTTTCTTTCCAAACTGTATTGTCTCTTATGTTGTCCAAGAACTGGTGTCCACTATAAGTTATACTTCTAGCAACAATAAGTGGTGGTTGATAACCATCAGCTTTGGTACAAATTAAATAATTAGCTTCAATTAATTTTTCGGCACAGTAAATTAATTCTTCTTGAGAATAACTTTTTAGAGTTAGGCTATTTATACTTATGCTTTTATTGTAAGATAGATTGTCCTCAAGATATAGTAATAAATCTCTAACACATTCATGATTTAATTTCATAATAATTACCTCACTTTCTAGTGAGAGTATACATTATTTTACCAAATTTTACAAGGAAAGGAGTGAAGAGAGATGTTTATAAGTAAAAATTTACATAACAAAATAATAAAAGCAAAAGAAAAAGAGATAACAGATTTAAAACTAAAAGTAGAACAAAGAGACTTAATACTAAAAGGTTACCAAGAAGAACATGAAATATTATTAAATAATGCATCAGAATTAAGAGCAAAAATAGTAGATTTAGAAAACAACATAGAGTTATTGGTTAATAATTTATCAGGCAAAAATAAAGAACTAATTTCAGACTTTGACAACCAAAATTAGTTCAACAAAAAACACATATATAAACATATGATTTTTACATATTATATCAAATAATTATGCAGAAATCAAGGAAGGAAATTGAAAATGATAAGAAAATTAGATGAATTAGGAAGAATAGTAATTCCCATTGAGATCAGAAATCAATATAACTTAAAAGAAGGAGATAAAATTGAAATAGAAGAAAAAGGCGACAAAATAATTTTAAGAAAACATAAAGATACATATTGCCCAAAATGTTTAACTAGATGTGAGCATATAGACAATTTTTGTAGCAAATGTGGGATTGATTTTAAAAAATACAAGAATAGTTTTAAGTCTACTATGGTGACAAAATGAAATGCATTTATTTAACTATAAGAACTAAAAAATATGAAAAATATATATACTGCAGGAAAAAGAAGAGTGAAATTGAGTTTAAGGATTGTAAAAGTTGCAATTATAAAGAATTTAAGCAAATGAAAGAGCTAAAAAAGAAATCTAATAAATTGAAAAAATTAGAAGCTAAAAGATATAGCATATTAACAGAAAATTTAAAGGTTTGTTATATCTGTACTAAAGATAAAAAAGATGATCTGCATGAAATATTTGGAGGTTCTAATAGACAAAAAAGTATGCAATGGGGATTGGTAATTCCAGTATGCAGAAAATGTCACGATGAATGGGAAAACAACAAAGAGTTAAGGAAAAAAATACAAAAAGAAGCAAAAGAAGAATTTATAAAAAGAAATACAAAAGAAAAATTTAGAAAAGAGTTTGGAAAAAATTATATATAAGGAGATATACAAATGGAAAATCCGAATTATTATGCAATAATACCAGCTAAAGTAAGATATGATAAAGATTTAATGGCAAACGCAAAATTACTATATGGAGAAATTACAGCTTTATGTAATGACAAAGGCATTTGCTGGGCTAGAAATGAGTATTTTGCAGATTTATATGATGTTAGCAAAGAAACAATATCACGTTGGATAAGTCAATTAAATAATAAAAAATATATAAACATAAAAATGTTTTATAAAAAAGGCAGTAAAGAGATAGATAAAAGGATAATATCTATTCGACAATACCCTATTGACGAAAACGTCAATACCTATTGTCAAGAAAATCAAAGTAATAACCTATTGACAAAAACGTCAATACCCTATCCACAAAAAAATCAAGGGGGTATTGATGAAAACATCAAAGAGAATATTACAAGTATTAATAATAAAGAAGAAGAAAGAAATTTTCAAAAAGAACTAAAAGATGTTACTGAGTTCTATGAAAATAACATAACGCTAATAACAGCATTTGTTTCAGAAGATATAGAAAAATATTTAAAATCAGGACTGTATTCAGACTTAATTATTGAAGCAATGAAAGAAGCGGTTTCTAGAAATAAAAGAAATTGGAAATATGTTACTGGAATATTAAATGATTGCATAAATAACAAAGTATATACAGCAAAACAATTCAGAATCAAACAAGAAGAATTTAAATCTAATAAAAATAACCAAGTTAAGCAATTGAAACCAAAAGAAAAAGTAGAATACGATGAAATAGATTTTACAAACGAAGAAGAATACAAGAGAAAGATACTAGGGAAAGGATAGAAAATGTATGATGAAGATATAGAAAAAACAGTACTTTATTACTTGATTTTTGAAAAAGAAGCAATAAATGTAGATGAAGAAGATTTCTTTATACAAAAACATAGGCAGATAATCAAAGCAATATTAGAACTAAAAAACAAAAAAGAAGAAATAAATATCTTGAGCATAAAAGAAAAAATAAAGGGTAAAGATACAGATATTTTAAGATACATAAGCAATATAGCTGAATGCAAATATGGAAGTTCAATACAATATGCCTATAGAGAATTAAAAAGATTAAGTAAAAAGAGAAAATTAATAAAACTAAGCAATGAAATAAAAGAAAATGCAGAAAATGAAAGAGAAACAGAAATATACATAGAGAAACTAATAAAACAGCTTAATGAAATAAATCAAGAGGCAGAAAAAGAAAAGACATTTTTAGATATAGTTTGTGAGACATCTGACATAATTGAAAAAAAGAGAACACAAGGAACAAAATACGACTATAAATATTTTACAGGGATATTTGATCTAGACAAAGTTACAAACGGTTTGCATGAAGAAGAATTAACAATAGTAGGAGCTAGACCACGGAGTAGGAAAAACAACATTTGCATTACAAATAGCACATTATATAGCAGAAAAAGAAATACCAGTAGGAATTGTTAGTTTAGAGATGTCAGAAACTCAAATAGTACAGAAGCTAATAGCTAAAGTATCAAATGTAGACAGCAACAAATTAAGAACAGGAAACTTAGACCAATTAGAACAAGAAAAAGTAGCAATAGCAGAAGGTAAGATATCAGATTTACCATTTTTCATAAATACAAGAATTAGAAGCATACAAGAAATAGAAAATTATGCAAGAAGATTAAAAAACAAAAATAATTTAGGATTGTTAATAATCGATTACATACAGTTAGTAAAAAGTAAGAATAAATTTAATAGTAGAGAACAGGAAGTAGCAGAAATATCAAGAACGCTAAAATTATTAAGCTTAGAACTTAAAATTCCAATTATAGGGTTATGCCAATTAAATAGAAATGCAGCAAGAACAGAGCCAACATTAGCAGATTTAAGAGAAAGTGGAGCAATTGAACAAGATGCTGACAATGTAATTTTTATATATAAAGAAAACGATAATGAAGAAGAAAAGACAGTAGAAAATGTAGTAATAGATTTACAAAAGCAAAGAGCAGGAGGATTAACAAAAGTAACAGTTAGATTTGATAAAAAAGTAAGCGAATTTAGAAATCTAGTTAGGAGGTAACAAATGCCAAAAGTTATAAACGAAGAAGATATAAGAAAGTCAAGTAATTTAGAAAGATGTAAATTATTAATAGCAATAATTAAACGGTCAAGCAGTATATACGCAAGACATAAAAACTCACTAAAGGAGGAAGAGGATGAGTAATATAACAAAAGAAACAAGAAAGGAAAGTTTTGAAAAAATACAGTTAAAAAGAAAATCTAAATTAATATATGAACAATTAGGAAGCGGAGAATATACCGCAAGAGAACTGGCAATAAAAATGTACAATACAACTGATAAAGATGGAAATAGATTATTAAGAACCGCAGAAAGACAAGAAACAGCACCACGATTAACTGAATTAGTAGAGTACGAATTAGTAGAAGTAGTCGGCAAGAAATTTGATTCAATAAGTAACTGTAAAGTAGCAGTATATAAAAGAAAAGGAGATTTTAAAGATGCTAAAAATATTTAAAAAAATAAAGTATAAAATTGAAGAAAAGATATTGAAATGTATTCAAGAAGAAAAAATGTTAGATGATACTATAAAAGACACAACTGAATTTTCAAGAATTGTAAACAGACCAAATGAAGGGGAAATAGTTAAAATTGACAATATAAAAATACTAAAAGTGTTTAAAAGACCAAATAAAGAAAAAATTAATAAAAGAAGAGAATATTATTTAGAGCATAAATATTTTAGAAGTATGATAGTTTTGAATAACAACAATTATTTGCTTGATGGGTATACAACATATTTACTAGCAAAAGAAATGAAATTTGATTACATAACAGTATTAAGAGAAAAATAAAATAATTGAACGGAAGGTACATAAGAGATGATAGAAGTAAACGAATATGAAATAGAATTACATGAAAACGACATAAAAACAATACTAACAAAAGAACAGTTTGAGGCTAATTGCTATAAAGTAGGAGGAGAAAATGGATAGAAAATATTATAAGAGAATAAATAATTTAGATATAGCTTTAGAAAAAACAAATCATAAGTATGTGATGATTAATCAATGGGCAAGAGACAATAGCCATAAATGGGGAATTGCAAGTTTTGAATATGATGAAGATGCAGATTATTGGTATTTACGAACCTATGGAAATTTTAATTTTAATGTAGATTGGTATGACTTTGGTTGCTTAGTACAACTAGGTTATAAATGGATTAAAGATGGTTGCTTATACGATAATCCAGAGTTATTAGGAGGAGAATAGATATGTTAAAAATAAGAGATGATGTAGATTTAAAAGAACTTGAAAAGTTTGGATTTAGAAAATATGAATATACACATTTATTAGTTTTAAGAAAAAAAGAACACGATTTTGCAAGTATAGATATTAGAAACAGAAGATATGAAATATTAGATTTATGCAATTTAACATATAATTTAACTTACGATTTAAGCAAAGCAGATTTAGTAGTAAAGGAGTAAATATGACAAGTTTTGAAAAAATGTGGGATGATGAATTAAAAAGAAAGGATAATTATTACAAAATAATAGGAGATTATTTAGGATATACAGGAAAAGAGTGTATAAATTGTGGAAGAAATAGAGTAGAAAGATATTCAACAGGAGTAGAAATTTGTGAAAAGTGTGGAACAGACCAAAAAACAAAACTAATATATGAAAATCAATATGGAAGTTATTTAGAATATGAGTAAAGGAGTAAATATGATATATGGAATACACAGATATAAAATTAACTGAAAAACAAAGATTAAAATTACAAGCATTATATGAAGCTGAAAATCCAGAACCAAGAAATAGAGAAGAAAGAAGAAGACAAAAATTTAAAAAGAAACGTAGAAGGAGTAAATAAGATATGAGCAAAGAGGAAATATCTAAAGAAACAAAAAATACTTTACAAAATTGTTGGGTCATGACAACAAATCACGAACTAGATAATGAAAATAGAAAGTTAAAAGAAGCTATAACTGAAATATTAGATAAAACAATGACCTCAACAGAAAAAAGCGAATATTGGTACAAATATTATATAGAACATAAACAATATAATGATGATTTAGAATATAATAAAAATTTATTAAAAGATTGGTCAAATACTTTAAAAGGTATGGGCAATAGAAATTATCCTTATTGCTATGCTATTGATAGAGTTTTAACAGAGTTGGAGAGGAGTAATACATAATGAAAGAAAAAATAAAAAGAATAATAGAAAAAATTAAAGATATATTTAGTTTACATTGCCCTGAATGTGGTGGAAGAATGAAAAGCGAATATTTAGATATGGAAATAGACCACATTGTATATAAGTGTGAAAAGTGTGGAGAGGAGTGGATTTGATGCAATTATTTGAAGATTTAATAAAATGTAAAGACTGTATGAATAACATAAATAACAAGTGTGTTTTATATCCAGGAAAAGATACAAAAGAAGAAAACACAGGTTGCTATGTAGGAATAGATAGAAATAACAAACAAAAGATATTAGGAGGTGTTTTAAGTGGAAAATAACATAGAAATGATAGAGAATATGTTAAATACAGAAAGAAGAAACAGAAGAGGAAATAGAGAGATAAGATTTGAAGTAAATAGCAATTATTATGAAGCAGTATCAAAACTTTTATCAGATTATAAAAGAGTATTAAAAGAAAATGAATTGTTAAGACAACAAAACATATCATATAAAAATAATATTCATGAATTAAAGAAAGTGAGGAATAAAAATGACTAAAGAACAAAAAGAAGCAATTGAATATTTGAAAATAAGGCTATATGGAAATGAAGGTTGTAAATGTATAGACGTAGCTCAAGAAGACTTAAGAATTTTTATAAACTTAGTTGATTGCTTACAAAAAGAGAATGAAGAATTAAAAAATGATTATGAAAATTTAAATAATAGCGTAGTAGTTAAAAATCATTGTATAAAAAACAGTATTCCAATTCAAAAAATAAAAGACAAGATAGAAGAATATAAGAACATGTTAAAAACATGTAATAAAGTAAAAGATATAGACAGAATAAAAGCAATTAATGAAAGAATATTAGAGTTACAAGAACTACTAGAAGGGAGAAAATAAAATGAATGGAAATGATAATGGATTTATAGAAAATAGAGAAAAAGAAAAACAAAGGCAAAAAAACATAATAGAATATCAAAGAAAATTTTTAAATAAGAAAATGAAAAGAGGTAATAGAAATGAGTAAAGTAATATGTCCGAATTGCGGAAGCGAAAAATTAACATATTTTAAAGAATTTTGTACTATAAGATATTATTTACTAGACAAAAATAACAATCCAACTAAAAAATGTACAAAGAAAAAAGAGGATTCTTGCAATATGCCAGAGAATTGGCAATGTTTAGATTGTGGTTATATATTCGGCGGTACAGCAAATATACAATGTGCTTATAAGGGAGGACTAACATATGACAAAAGAACAAGAAGTATTAAAAGATTTAAAAAAAGTCACATTAGAAGAATTAGATGAAGCAATAAAAGCTGTTGATAAGCAAGAACAAGAAGAAGCAATAAAAGCATTAAAAGAACATAAAGAAAAAATAGATAAAAAATATCTTAATGCAAGATATTCAAAAGCAATAGAAAAAGTTTTATCTATGCTAGAAGAAAAAGACAAACAGATAGATAAATTAAAAAAACATAATGACAGATTACTGAAAAAATTAAGAAATAGAGTAAAGGAAGTTAAAAAATTAGAAAAATACAGTCTATATAAGGAAGAATTTTCAAGATTAAATAAACAGCTATTAGATAAAGACAAAATAATAGATTTAATGACAGAAAGAGTGTTTTTGACAGAAGAAGAGTGGAAAGAAATACAAGGAAAGAAAATATACAATGTTATAGAAAAAGACATTAGTAAACAAATCAAACAATATTTTGAAAATAAAGCAAAAGAAATATTAAATAAATAAAAGAGCATACTACAATAAGGTGGTAGTATGCAAGATAAAGAAATAATAACAAAGTGGAAACAAGGCTTAAGTAAAAATCAATTAGCAACAATGTATAAAAGACAATACAATCAAGAAATAAAAATAATAAGATCAAGTGTAAGACACAGACATGATGGAAGATACATAAGCAATTATGAAGCATTAGCTTATGTAGAAAGAGTAATATATAGATATTTGAAAGAAAGGAAAAACAAATGACAATAAACCATGTATACAACAAAGTAATAGACACAATGAAAGAATTAGAAAGTATAAATTTATTAGACATATCAAAAAGAAAAGAAAGTCAAGCACAAATAAATAAAGCATATAAAATCTTAGACAATTTTAAAGATGAACTTATAAGAGAAGATATAAAAAGAAAACAAGGAGGCACAAATGAGTAAATATATAAAAGAAGACGTTGAAACAATGTTGATACATCATAAAGAGAACGAATCAAAATTAACAGAAATTGAAATAAAAGAAGAAGAATACAAAGAAAGGTTAGAATATTCAGGAACTGTTTATGAAGACGATGAAAGAGAAGTAATAGAGAATATGCAAATAGCGGGGCAAGTATTTGATAGCATACATATCAATACAAATAAAATATCAGACAAGGTGTCAAGTACAGTTCTAAATTATGAAAAAGAATTAAATCATATAAACAAAGAAGATAGAGAGTACCTAAAAAGACAAATTGCAAAATTAAATATAGACAAAGGAAAATTAAATAAAATAGTTGTTAGAGTTAAAAATATGATTGAACCATTAACACAAGAAGAAAAATTTGTAATAGAAACGTATTATATGAGAAAATCAAAATGGGATTATGTAGAAAAAGCATATTTTAAGGAATTTGAAAAATATAAATGTGTAAAACAATTACAGACATATAGAGACAATGCTATGGAAAAGATGTTAAATATAATAAATGCGGGTTTGGACTAAAACTTCGCAAAAATTACGCAAAAACTTCCTTTTAATTTCTTTTTGAAAGTACTATAATTATAATAGAAAAAATGTAAGTAGAGAAAAGAGTAAATGCAAGCCCTTAGTATTTACTCTTTTTATTATGTTATGAAAGGAAGAATAAAAATTATGAAATTAATGATAAGCCAACCTATGAGAGGTAAAACAAATGAACAAATAAGAGAAGAAAGAGCAGAATTAGTAAGTAGATTACAAGAAGAAGGAAACGAAGTTATAGATACAGTATTTGAAAATGCACCAGAAGATGAAGATATTGCAATTTACATGTTATCTCAATCAATTAGATACATAGGAAAAGTTGATGGAATTGTATTTATGAAAGGTTGGGAAAAAGCAAGAGGATGCAAAATAGAACATGAAGTAGCAGTAGAATACGGAAAGCAAGTGTTTTATAACAATTAATTAGTTATTACCAGTATGATAGGTAACTGATGATATAAATTTGGCTGTAATGATTATTATCCTTTGAGCATATAAAGAACTTTCCTAGCGAGTTCTATAGAAAAAGAAATATCTTTTGCGGAGCTATGTTCAATGAGCGTGGCTCTATTTTTCTAATATGTAAATAGTATAAAAGGTAAATAAAAAAGCATAAGGTAAAAGGTTTGTCTAGTTGTTTCCTTAAACAAATCCTAGTTTATCTTTTATAGTGTTTATAAGAAAAGAGGTAATAATATGACTCTAGAACAAATAAAACAATTCAAAGAAGAAAACTGCAGTAAATGTAATAAAGATATTGACTGTAAAATAACACAAGACATAAATGGAAAACTAAAGTGCACAGAGGACTAAAGATATGGAACAATGTTTGATAGATAATAAAGTATGTCCAATACAAGGGAAAAAATGTAAAGAATGTAAATTGGATGATTGTAAAAGGACAATAGAGATGATAGAAACACAAGAAGAAAGAGAAGAAAAATGGAAAAGAAAATTAATAAATGTACAATTACCAGAACGGTTGTAAAGACTGTTCTTTTTTTAGAAGTTATAAACCTAGATGAGCAGATAGTAAGATGTCCTTATCTAGTTAAAAATAAATGTTTAATAAAATAGGAGGAATTAAAATGTTAGTAAAAGCAACAGATAGGTATGAAAAATTAAATATAAAGGATTTAGAACTAGACAAAATACCAAAGAAAGGTGAAGAGTTCGAGGTATCAGAAGAAAGGTATAGAGTACTAACAAAAGCAAATGAGTATCATGAAGTATTTGTGAAAAAAGTAGAAGAAACAGAAGAAGTAGAAACAGCAACTAAAAAAACTGAGAAAGAAACAGCAATAAAGAAAACAACAACTAGAAAAAATAAAAAAGATAAATAATCATGACGTATAGAGACAATCCTAAAATAGCAAAGAAATACAAAAGTAAAAGGTGGCAGAGACTAAGAAAACAAAAGCTATTAATGACAAACGGATTATGTGAAAGATGTTTGAAGAAGCGGAATATTTAATGCTGCAGTAATAGTACATCATAAAGAATATGTTACTGATACAAACTATGAAGATGATAATATATTCTTTAATATAGATAACTTAGAATGCTTATGCCAAGACTGCCATAATAAAGAACACTTTGCTGATAAAGATGAAGAATATATATTTGACGAGAATGGAGATGTAATAAAAGTTGAATGATGACGAATTATATAAACAAGCGAGAGTAAGAATAAAAAACAAAAAAAGAAATGCAAGCGATAAAGATATAATAATAGATCAAGAAAAAGAAATTATGTATTATAGAAAAACAATTGAACAACTTAAAGAAGAAACAAAAACATTCAAAGAAGATAATAAATTGCCCAAGCTATGTGAACATGAAAATGTAGTTGAAATACGCATTAAGAATGAAGACTATATAATTAAGTACAATAAAGATATAGATACTGTTTTATTAAGTGTATATTTTATAAAATTAGTTAATGATAAAGAAGCAATAATAATTGATAAAAAGAATGAGTTTAATATAACTAATATTACAAGACAAAAACAACATGAACTAAATTTATTTAAATATTATGCAAAATAATGAGCACCCCCCACAAGTCGGCTAATATTATGCTCATGGGAGAACGGTGGGTGGGGGTTCGAAAAATACACAAGTTATTTTGCGTGAGGGGTGTAGTATAAGGAGGTGTAGATATGGAAGAAGAAAAAGTTGATTTACGTGAAAAATTAAGTGGACAAGCACTTATCGAGAAAAACAAGAAAATAAGGAAAGAAACTCAAAAACTGAAAAAATTATTCAAAGATTTACCAGATAATAAAAAGAAAATGGCAGAAAAATTAATTGAAAATGCTTCTTTTATGTCTATAACACTAGATGAACTTAAGGAAGATATAAAACTATACGGAGTAAAAGAAACTTACGTAAATGGAAAAGACCAATTTGGATTTAAAGAATCAATAGAAAGCAAAACATATAACACAATGGTAAAAAACTATATGAATATAATAAAACAATTAAATGATATGCTACCAGAGGAAAAGAAAATAAATGAGGATGATGAATTTGAACGATTCAATGGTTCTCTATGACATACATAGAAGAGTATTATCAGTTTCTATTAAAGAATCCAGATAAAGCTTGCTATAAGGTTTTAACTACATATAAGAAACTTGTAAAAGATATTTATAATCCAAAACAAGTTTCTTTTTTTAATGAGATAACAGAGGAAGAAGAAACTCATACCTATGTGCTTGATGAACAAAGAGGGAACAGACCAATTAACTTTATAGAAAAGTTTTGCAAACACTCAAAAGGTAAATGGGCAGGAAAACCAGTTATTTTAGAACTATGGCAAAAGGCTTTTATACAGGCACTATTTGGTTTTATAGATAAAGAAACAGAGCTAAGGAAATATAAAAAAGGAATATTAGATGTAGGAAGAAAAAACGGAAAGTCAACAATAGATGGTGGACTTGGAAATTATATGCTAACATCTGATGGCGAAGGCGGAGCAGAAGTTTATTCAGTAGCTACTAAAAAAGACCAAGCAAAAGTTGTTTGGGAAGAAGCAAAAAGAATGATAAAGAAAAGTCCTGTTCTAGCTAAAAGAGTAAGATGTTTAGTTAATGGATTATTTTACGATAAAACAGAAAGTTTTTTCAAAGCACTTGCATCTGATTCTAATTCACTTGATGGATTAAATGCTTATTTTGTTATATGTGATGAGGTACATGCTTGGAAGGATAAAAACTTATTAGATGTTATGTATGACTCAATGTCTGCTAGAGAGCAACCTTTGCTTTTAGAAACATCAACTATGGGAACTGTTAGAGAGAGTGTATTTGATAATGAATATGAATATGCTTCATCAGTTATAGATGGATATGAAGGAAAAGAAGGCGGAATAGTAGATGAAACAGTATTAGCAGTTATATATGAATTAGATAATCCTAATGAATGGCAAGATGAAAAAAAATGGTATAAAGCTAATCCTGGATTAGGAACAATAAAGAATATAAAAGATTTGAGAGACAAAGTGAACAGAGCAAAAAATAATCCAACAGAGTTAGCTAACTTACTATGCAAAGACTTTAATATAAGACAAAATGAACAAGATAAGTGGTTATCATTCGATGTCGTTGACAATCCTATAACATACAACATAGAAGATTTATTTGATACATATGCAGTAGGAGGAGTAGACTTATCAAGTACAACAGACTTAACTTGTGCAACATTACTTATTGTTAAAGGTGGTAAGAAATATGTAATTCAACAATATTTTATACCTAGTGAAAGATTAGAATTTAAAATTAAAGACGACAAGATACCATATGACAAATGGGAAAAACGTGGATTAGTTACAATATGTGAAGGTGCAAAAGTAAACTACAGTGATGTTACACAATGGTTCTTAAAGATGCATCATGAATACGATATATCAGCTTTGTGGGTTGGTTATGATCCTTGGAATACTCAATACTGGGTAGAAGAAATGAAAGAACAAGGATTTGAAATGGTAGAAGTAAGACAAGGAGCAAAAACAATGAGCAATCCTATGAAGCAATTAGAAGCAGATTTAATAGAAAAGAATGTTAATTATAACAGCAACCCAATTTTAAAATGGTGTTTATGTAATACGGCAGTAAAAAGAGATGATAACGATAATATAAGACCAGTAAAAGGACAGAAACAAAGAGCGAGAATAGATGGCACAGTAAGTTTAATAATAGCTTACTGTGTTTTATTTGAAAAAATGAATGATTATTTAGCTCTACAGGAGGAGTGAAATGAAAAAAGAAAAGCGCAGTTTATTTAATATGGTGTTTGGAAATAAAAAACAAAATATAGTTAATGATAATGTATTAAGATTGTTAAGTGGATTTAATGCTACATATACAAATATTTCAGATAATATCGATGACAATATAATTGCAAAAGAATGTATACATACAATCGCAACACATTGTGCTAAAATGATGCCTAGACATTATCAGCAGAACGGAGAATTTAAAAATCATATATCAGGACAAATAAATTATATTATTAGTATAAAGCCAAATCCATATATGACTACATATGATTTTATTTATAAAACTATAAGTTTATTATTAGCACAAAATAACGAATACATTTATCAAGATATAGATGATAAAGGTTATTTGAGGGGATTATATCCATTAAACCCGTTATTCTGTACTCTAGTAGAATATGAAAAGGAAGTTTGGCTGAAATTTCAATTTATAGATGGAAATATCTACTATGTGAAATATGATAGAATTATTCATTTAAGAAATTTTTATACAAAACATGATTTTTATGGGGATACAAATCAAACTTTAGAAGGGGCTATAGAAACACAAACTGTTGCCGATGATGGTATAAAAAATGCAATCAAGATAAGTGCTTCGTTGAGAGGTGTATTAAAAGCTTCACAGGCTATGTTAAAAGACAAAGATATTGAAGAAATGAAAAGTAATTTTGTAAAATCTTTATTATCAAGCACAGATGGAATAGGTGGATTAGATGCAAGGCTTGACTTTAAAGAAATAAATTTAAATCCGGTTTTATTGGAAAAAGAACAACTTGAAATGGTAAACGGGAACATATATGGATATTTTATGATTTCTGAATATATAGTTAAAAGTAAATACACAGCCGATGAATGGAATGCATTTTATGAGAGTGTTTTAGAACCACGAGCAATACAAATGGGACAAGCATTTACAAATGCAATATTTAATGAAAAGGCAATAAAAGACGGTCACAGAATAGAATTTTCAGTAAATCGTATAAAATATGCAAAAACAGAAACAAAAATATCTTTAATAAAAGAAGCAGGAGCATTGGGGTTAATAACAGTAGATGAAGGAAGAGAAATTTTTGATTTACCTGCAATAGGTGGAGAAGAAGGTAAGAAGAGGTTACAGACTTTAAATGTTATAAATGCAAATTTAGCAGATAAATATCAAGGAGGAATTAATGATGGAAAAAGCAATAAAGGAAATGAGAATTAGCGAATTAAGAGCATTACAGGAAGAAAAGGACGAGATGATAATTGAAGGTTATGCTGCAGTGTTTGAAGAAGAGACAGATTTAGGTTGGTGCAAAGAAGTTATTAGTAGAGATGCGTTTAATGACTGTAATATGTCAGATTGTGTTTTAAAATATAATCACAATGACAATTGCTTAATATTAGCTAGGACAAGAAATAAAAGCTTAGAACTAATAATAGATAGTAAAGGATTAAAAATAAGAGCAAAACTAATTGATACTACACAGAACAGAGATATATACAAAATGATACAAGCTGGATTATTGGATAAGATGAGTTTTGCATTTTCGGTAAGAAAACAAGAGTGGAATTACGAAACGGATACAAGAAGAATTACTGAGATTGCACAATTATTTGATGTATCGGTTGTAGATGTACCGGCTTATGATGGTACAGAAATATATGCAAGAAGTAAAGAGGAATATGAAAAAGAAAAAAGAAAATATCAAGAATTAAAAAACGAGAAAGAAAGACTAAAATTATTATTAAGTTTATAATCTCGAAAGAGAAGCGGTGGTAGAACTGCTTCTTTTTTAGTTGGTAGAAACTAAATAGAGTTTTTATAAAAACGGTGGTAGAACTGTTAAAAATTTAAATAGGAGGAAGTAAAAATGACTTTAAAAGAGTTAGAAGAAAAAAAGAAAGAATTAAGAAAGAAAGTTGAGAATGCTAAGCCAGAAGAGTTAGAAGAACTTAGAAAAGAAATCGAAGCATTAAAAGACATTGAAGTTGAAGAAGAAACAACGGAAGAAAAAACAGAAGAGGTAGATGAAAGAAATCTATTAAAAGGAGCAATTGAAGATTTAGAAAAAAGAAATGTAAATCTTTCAGGAGCAAAAGTAATTGAAAAACCAGTTAAGGAGGAAAGAAAAGTGGAAGAAGAAAAAATAATCGAAGAAAGAGCAAAAGACTTAAAAGAAGGAAAAGCAGTAAAGATTGCTTTTGATAACGGAGAGCAAAGAAGTGTATCAGTATCAGGGGGAACAATATTAGTTCCTAAAAAATACAAAAATGAAATTTCAGAAAGCTTTAATGCAGTATCAGGAATGGTTGATATGTTAAATACTGTACCATTAAATGGAGGAGAATCTTATTCTGTAGCATTTGAGAAAGGATACGGAGAAGGAGACTATACAACAGAAGGTGGAGAATACCATGATATAGATGTTGAGACTGATTATGTTGAAACAGGTAGAGCAAAAATAACTTCTTATATTGAAGTAACAAAAGAAGTTAAAAAATTGCCTGCAGCTCAATACTTAGCTTTAATATCAAAAAGAGTAACAAGCTCAATTAAGAAAAAAATTGGTGCACAATCAATTGTAGGGGCTGGAACAACAAACACAATAAAAGGAATCTATAATGCAGATACAAAAGTAATGCCAACTGATGCTGAAAAAACAAGCGATATAGAATTAAGAGGGATTGATGCAGACACTTTAAATGAAATTACATTTGCTTACGGTGGAAATGAAGATGTTGAAGCACCACAAACTTTAATACTTTCAAAAGATGACCTAAAAGCTTTTGCTAAAGTTAAAACAGAAGATGGCAAATTTGTTTATAGCATAACGAAAAATGGATCTAGAGGAACAATTTCATATAAAGATGGAGGACTTGCAGTACCATTTGTTATTAACTCTGCTTGTAACTCTATTTCAAATGAAAAAACAACAGCAGGAAAATACACAATGATTTATGGTTCTTTAATGGACTTTGAATTGCCTGTATTTTCTGATTTAGAAGTTCAAGAAAGTACAGATTACCAATTCAAAAAAGGAATGATTTGCTATAGAGCAGATGCTATAATCGGTGGAACTGTATCTAAATATAATGGATTTGTAAGAGTAAAGAAAGCAACTGCAAGCGTGTAATATAAAACAAGGAGGATTATATGGAAGAGTTAATAAGACTATCAAAACAGAGTTCGGGTATTGCTGAATCAGCAACAATGAGAGACGATGAAATAAAATTATGGATAAAGGCTGCAATAAAAGACCTAAAAAGATTGAATATAGATGCAGGATCAAATCTAAATGACGCACTAATTCAATCAGCAATAGTTATGTATGTAAAAAGTAATTTTGGAATGATAAGTATTAAAGACAAAGAATTAGCTCGAGATACATACAATCTTCTTTGTAACAATTTAAGTTTAAGTTCAGATTACAAGGTGGTGGATGAAGAATGTACGATGTAAGTTGTATACTATTATCTACAACATTGAAAACAAATTCTATTGGAGTACAAAAAGAAGAAACAAGTAAAAATGAGATTCCAATTATAAGAATAGAGGATGTATACGCAGATGAATTTTATAAAGCTAATGAGAGAGGGCATAAACCCTCTCTAAGGCTTGTTATAAGTTCAATAAATTATAATGATGAACAAGAACTTATATATATGAAAAAAACATATACTATCATTCGTACGCAAGAAATAACAGCAGATGAACTTATATTAGTTTGCGAAAGGAGATTAAAAAATGTCTAAAACTATTAAGATTGATAATTTATCAAAAGAGATAATGAAATCTTTAGAAAACTATTCCGATGATATTTCAGAAGTAGTTGAAGAAGTATCTAATGATGTTGGCAAAGAAGCGGTTGGAGAGTTAAAAACAACATCTCCTAAAAAACGTGGAAGCTACGCAAAAGGATGGAGATTAAAAAAAGACAAACTAGGAAGAAATAGATATTCTGTGAAAATACACAATAAAACAGATTACCAATTAACTCATTTACTTGAATTTGGGCACGTTACTAGAAATGGTGGAAGAACAAAAGCTATTCCACATATAAGACCCGTAGAAGAAAAATACTCAAAAGAATATGAAAAGGAACTTAAACAGAAAATAGGAGGTATAAAATGACATTAGAAGAATTAAAAATAAGATGCGAAAATCAAGGCTTTCAATATGCTTATGGAGCATTTAAAGAATCAGTAGAACCTCCACATTTAGTTGCTATTTGTAGAGATACAAATAATTTTATGGCAGACAATAAAGTATATTCTAAAAATATACCAGTTCAATTAGATTATACATATGTAGATAAAGATATTGATATGCAAAACAAAATAGAAAATAAAATTCTAGGCGATATAGCTTGGAATAAATCAGAAGAGGCTTATTTATCAGATGAACAAATCTGGCAAGTAAGTTATTTTTTTGAAATAAATTAAAGAAAGAAGGAATTTTAAATGGCAGGAGAAACTAAAAACAAAGTTAAATTTGGATTAAGCAATGTACATATTGCAAAAATTACAGAAAAAGATGGACAAATAACATATGGAACACCTTTTGCAATGCCAGGAGCAAAAGGATTATCAGCAGATCCAGAAGGAGATACAACACCATTTTATGCAGATAATATAAAATATTATATAGCTACGTCAAATCAAGGTTATACAGGTGATTTAGAAATTGCTATAACACCTGAAGAGTTCTTAACACAAATTTTAGGACAAGTAAAAGATACTAATGGAGCATTATTTGAATCAGCTGATGATATTAATGCAAGATTTGCGTTAATGGGAGAAATTGAAGGTGATGCTAAAAAGAGAAGATTTATTTACTTTGATTGTACAGCTACAAGACCATCAGCAGAAGCTAATACAACTGAAGAAAGTAAAGAACCACAAACAGATACTATTTCAATTTCAATGTCTCCTCGTTCTACAGATAAAGCTATAAAAGCTGTAATAGAACCAAGTGAAGAAAATAAAGCAGTATATGATACATTCTTTGAGAAAGTATATGAAAAAGATGCTAAAGCAAGTGTTTAGGAGGTAATTTATGAAAACAATAACAATTTGCGGTAAAGACTATAATATTGATTGTAATGCACTAACTTATAAAAATTATCGTACTAAATTCAATACAGATATTTTTAGTGATATTAGAATATTACAATCATTTTTAACAAAACAAGTTTTATCAACAGAATACTTAAAGAAAGAAAATCCTGATATAGATGATGCAACTATAATGTCAAGCTTATCAACATTAATGTTAGATGATATGGGATTGTTTATTGAAGCTGCAACTAGAATGGCATATATAATGATTTTAGCTGTAGATAAGACAATACCTGAATATGATAAGTGGCTTGAAAGTATACCATCAATAAAAACAAATGATGAATGGATTGTTGAGGTAACGGAATTTGCCGTAGATTGCTTTTGTTGACAATGAATTATACGAAAAAATAAAAAAGATAAGTAATAACAATAAGAATATAAATGAAGAATATCCAGAAGAAGAATTTATAGCATCATGTTTAAGAATAGGATTAACAATTAAAGACTTAAAAGAAATTACTTATATAGAAGCAATGAAAATATTATATTCAATGGTAAATAAAAAAGAAGATAATACAGTAAGAAAAGCAACACAAGCTGATATTGATAGATTTTTAATGTAAGAGGCTATTTTTAGCCTCTTATTATTATATGAGGTGAAAAAATGGCAAATATAAAAGGTATTATAGTTGAGATAGGTGGAGATACATCAGGACTTCAAAAAGCATTAAGCAAAGTTAATTCTAGTACAGCTAGTTTAAGCAAGGAATTAAAAGGGGTTAACTCTTTACTTAAGCTAGACCCTAAGAATACGGAATTAGTATCACAAAAGCAACAAATATTAAAGGAAAGTATAGAGCAAACATCAAAGAAATTAGAAGAATTAAAAAAAGCTCAAGAGATGGCAGATGATACTATTGCAAATGGCGGAAAAATATCTCAAGAGAACTATAGAAACTTACAAAGAGAAATTATAAACACACAGAATAAATTGAATAATTTAAAAGTAGAAGCTTCTAAATGGACAACAGCAGGAAGAAGTATAGAAGAGTTTGGAAATAAGATAACTAATATTTCAAACAAAATCGACAAAATGGGAACTACACTAACTACAAGGTTGACGTTGCCAATTGTAGGAATAACTACAACAGCAATTGCTTCTATGGATGCAGTTGATGAAGGGTTAGACACTATTGCTACAAAAACAGGAGCTACTGGTTCAGCAGCAAAAGAATTGCAACAAATATACAAAGAGGTTGCAAGTGAAGTACCAGGAGATTTTGGAGATATTGGTGCAGCGATAGGAGAAATTAATACAAGATTAGATTTAACAGGAGATAAATTGAAAACAGCATCTATAGACTTTCTTAAATTCGCTAAAGTAAATGGAGTAGATGTAAATACTTCTGTTCAATTGGTTACTAGAGCTATGGGAGATGCGGGAATAGAAGCGGACAAGTATTCAGAATTACTAGATATGCTTACTGTAGCAGGACAAAAAAGTGGCATTTCTATAGAATCTTTAACTACAAATCTTGCTAAATATGGTGCTCCAATGAGAGCACTAGGTATAGATACTAAAAATGCAATCGCTATGTTTGCAGGATGGGAAAAAGCAGGTGTAAATACAGAAATTGCATTTTCTGGTATGAAGAAAGCCATATCAAATTGGGGAGCAGCAGGAAAGGATTCTACAAAGGAATTTAGCAAAACTTTAAATGAAATTGCTAAATGCCCAACAATTGCAAAAGCTACAACAAAAGCAATAGAAGTATTTGGTGCAAAAGCAGGACCAGATTTAGCGGATGCTATAAAAGGTGGTAGATTTGAGTTTGAAAAATACATTGAAGCTCTAGATAATGGTACTGGAACAATAGAAAATACATATGGTCAAATTGTAGACGAGGTAGACGATGCACAACTTGCAATGCAAAATGCAAAAATAGCAATGCATGACGCAGGAGAAGTTGCAGCAAAATCATTAGGACCAATTCTATTAGATTTGTCAAAACAATTTAAAGGATTAATGGAAAGATTTGATAAATTAAGCGATAAAGAAAAGAAGCAAATCTTAAATATGGGATTGATGGTAGCAAGTATAGGACCAGCTATAAAAATCACATCTACATTAGGAAAAACAGTGGGAACAGTAACAAAAGGAGTTGGAACATTTTTACAAGCAATAGCAGTTGCAAAAAATAATTCAATTGCTACAAGCGAATCAGTCAATAAGCTTGCAATTGTTGTAAAAGGATTAACAACTCCTATGGGACTAGCAACCGCTGCAATTACAACTTTGTGTGCAGCATATGCAGCATGGTATATAGCAGATACTGCTCAAAAGGCATCACTAGGAGGATTAAGAGATGAAGTGAAGAAACAAAAAGAATCATGGGAAAGTCTAGCTGAATCAAGACAGACTATATTATCTAGCACTATTCCAGAAATAGAAACATATGGAAAATTATCAGATGAATTAAAACAAATAACAGATGAGAATGGAAAGGTGAAACAAGGATATAAAGACAGAGCTCAAACCATACTTGGAATATTAAGCAAAGCACTTGGAACAGAATATACAATGACAGGAGATGTGATAGATAAATACCAAGATTTACAAAATGAAATTGATAAAACTATAGCAGTAAAAAAAGCAGAAGCGGTATTGAATGCATATCAGCAAGAATATGTAACAGCAATGACGGAATCATCAAAAGCTACAGAAACGTTAGTAGGATTAAAGCAAAAATTAGCCGAGGCAGCAGAGAAGATGGCATCTGGAAATGCAAAAGAAAGAAAAGAAGCAGAAATACAATATAGTAGTATTGCAAAACAGATTGGAGAGCAAACAGAAATAATAAGCAAATATGGCAAGACAATTAATGATGTTAACAATTTACAAAAAGTAAGTGCAGAAGGTTCAGCAGAAGCTATTGATAAAGCGATAACTCAAATAGGAGTTTCTTACGAAACGTTAAAACAAAAATCAGAACAAAGCATAGAACAACAAATAATAAATCAAGGTGAATACATAAAACTATTAAAAGAAAGTTGGCAAGATGCGGTCGATAGTAATGACGTATATCAATCAGAAATCTTGAATAAACAACTATCTACACAACAACAGGAACTAGCAAGCTTAGCGGATACTTTAGCAAAGCAAACGTCATCAGTTACTGATCTATCTCAAGACCAAATCAATGCTTGGAAAATTCTTGCAGAACAAAGTTATTCTGAATATAGTACTGCATTATCAAAAGTTGGACCAACAACAGCACAAAAAATACAAGAAGTAACTGGAATAATTTCCGCAGACACAAATCTTACAGAAGCAGCGGGAAGCAAAGGAAGTCAAGCAACAATACTTTTTGGAAACAATTTAAAATTAGCAAATGAAGCAGAAAATGAAATATCAAATTCTGCGAGTGCTTTAGAAAAAGACACTACAGTACAAGATGAAGCTGGAAATTTAGCAGATAGAGCACAATCAGAGATAGAGAAGAATGATAGTAAGACTTGGGGAGAAGATATGGTAGAGGGCTTAGGAAATGGGATTAAGCAAAAGAGTGAAGGAAGTTGGTTTACAGGAATATTGTCAGGATTAGCTGGTACAATAGCATCGTTTATTCACTTTTCTAGACCAGATAGAGGACCTTTACGTGAATATGAAAAATGGATGCCAGATATGATTCAAGGATTAGCGAAAACTTTAGACAGTTCATCTCCTAAGTTATTAAATTCTGCAAGTAATTTATCAAAAAAATTAGAAGCAGAATTAAATAATATGAATATGCCAAAAGTTCAAGATTTTGGAAAATTACAAGGAAGTTTAAGTAGAGAAATAAATAGTAATACAAAAAATATAAATAATGATAATAGAAAAATAACATTTAATATTCAAGGAAGCAATGCAAAAGAAATAGTAGATGAAATTAATAAAATTTTTGGAAGACAATATACTTAAAAAATATTTAATTGTCGACAAATTTCGACAATAAACAACAAAAATATATGATAAACTTTTTTATAATTATAAAAAGGGGGTATAGATATGATATGTAGAAAATGCAAAAAAGAATGCTTAGAAAGTGAGTTGAAAGATGGTATATGTCAAGATTGTGCAGCTAAAGACAAGAATCATATAATTGTTCAAACTGCTATCTCTGTAGTTATTTCAGTAGTTTTGAGTTTAGCTATTGTAGGTTGGGCAAATAGTGAGGTTAGTCTTTCTGATTTTAAAATTGAATCTTTTGATATGGAGACTGAGAAGACAACATATACTTACTCTGACGATTCATTAACATATAGTGGAAAAGGAATAATTTCTTGTAAAAACAAAGATAACGATTATCTTGTGTTAATTGAAGAAAAAAATAATATCAATAATGAAACGGATTATAATTATGTTGTCGTCCATAATGGAAAAGGTGAATTTAGCACATATGATTCTAGTTATTTAGGGGCAAAAGAAAAACCTTCTTATGAATTTAACATTATAGGATATAGGTCTTTTAAAAAATAGTTAAAAAATACAAAAATAAGACTCTAACGAAGTGAATGCTATTTGTTAGAGTATTTATTTATATCAAGGAGGGAGATAGGTGGTAAGAGGTTTTAGATTACTTAATGAAAAAGGACAAAGTTATTCTTTGATGGATATACAAAATAATTGTTTACTAACAGACCCTAATCGGATTAGGATATTCGTATTCAACTGAATATGAACAATTAGGAAATATGTTTGTAGAAAATTTAAGAAAATTTGAACAAGGACAAATAACAGGTACAGTGAACTTTTTAAAATATGATAGATTCAAAGAATTAGTTGATTTTATAGAAAGAGCAGAAAGTTTAAAACTTGCTTATAAAGTTCCATTCAAGAATGGAGAAAGAGAATATTTAAAAAATATAAACATTCAAAGCTTAACTAAATCTCAAATTCAAACAAACGGAGTAATGAGCGAAACAATTACATTTGATTGTTTAAGTTTATGGTATGAAGAAAATACTATAATTTATGATATGCAACAACAAGAAGATGCAATAATATGGGATTTTGCTTGGGATAGTAAATTTACAAGTTATGATACAAGAAGTTTAGAATATATAAATCGAGGACACGTAGAAGCTCCTGTGTTAATTACTTTAGATGGTCCTGTAATAAATCCAGAAATTCAATTATATGTAGAAGGGGAACTTTATCAAAAAGTTCCTCTTTCTGTTGAAATTGGAGAATATGAAAAATTATTATATGGAACTAAGGAAAATGATTTTTATATTAACAAACAAAAAACAGACGGAACTTTAGAAAGTCTGTTTAACTTAGATGTAATTAATTTTGAAAATGACAACGTTGTAAGATTACCTAAAAATAAGAGTTGTGAGTTAAGACTAAAAGCAGAAAATGAAATATTAAATGCACAAGTTACTATATTAGCTTATTACAAAGCTGTTTAGGAGGTGCAATTAATGAGTAGTGAAATGACAATTAACTTTAACAATGAAAATTATATAGCAAAGTACAATGAACAAACAGGGTATTATGAAGTAGATTTAACAGCTCCTTTAGCAGGTGGAATTTATAATGCTAATATAAAATTCACTGATTTATTAGGTCAAACTTATGAAGAAACAGAAGTAATACAAGTACTTGCTAAAGAGAAAATAAAAATAGAAACAAATAAAGTTTTTATGTGGATATTTGATCATAAGGACTTTAGTGTAAAAGACATTGTTGAAATATCAGATTATGAAATAAACATAGATGAAGAAACAAATGCAAATACAATAATGAAAATATTAAAGAAAACTACAGCGAAAGCAAAAGATATAATAGCAGTAAAGAAAAATAACGAAGTAGTTTATTGGGGCATTGTAGATAATATTCAAAATGAAGATGGCAAAAAGTTGTATGAATATACGATTAAATATATAACAAATATATTTAATCAAAACATAAAATTGGAAGATGAGAATTTAATAAGAACAACAGGAGTAGAAGATTTTATAGCAAATGCAATAACTAAAAACTTTATAGAGAATGAAGATACATTTATAAACAAAACGTATTTACAAGTAAAAGTAAAATCACACACACCAAAACAAACAAGCGTAACAAATGTGCAAGATGGAATATATAATTTACATACTTGGATGACAAATTGTACACAAAATTATGATGTAGTATATGATTTTGATATTGTAGATAAAAAATTAGTTGTGACGATAGAAGTCAAAGCAATAGAAAAAGAATTAATTGATGTAAATGCACATGCAATATCTAATTATTCAGAAGTATTTGAAACAGATGTAGTAAGCAAGGTAGTAGTTTTAACAAGTACAGATACATATACTTTATACTTGTTAAATGATAGAACTACAACTACAGATATGACAAATGAAAACAGAGCAGAAGGAAGAACAGAAACAGTATATACAGAAAAGTATGAGGATGCTCCGCAAAAAGCATTAGATACAATGAAGTCTAACAGTTACAATCATAACATTACATTCAATCTTTATAATAGACTACTAAAAATAGGTACACCCATTGCGATTAAAACAAGAGAATCTTTGATATTTGATACTTATATTTCAGCATTAAAAATAACTAGAAAAAAATTTTATGAATATACGTGTGGAAATATAAGAATTAAGTTTATAGATAAATTATTAAAGGAAAGGAACAAGTAAATATGTTAAAAGGACATGTATTCAAGAAGCAAAGATTCGGAAATGAAATCTTTGCTCTTTTTATTGATACTTTTTTAAATAAAAAATGTGGGATAGCAGAAAATTACAAAGAAAAAATGCAAGTTACTGCATCAGGAAGCACATTAACGGTTTCAAGTGGATGTGTATGTGTAAGAGGGAGATTTGTCGAAGAAGATACATCAACATCAATTGCAGTAGGTACAGATACAGCATATTGCAGATTAGTTGTAGAAATAGACTTATCAAAAGAAAATACTGATGAGGAGTTATTACAAGTTAATTATAAAGTACTAAAAGGTACAAGTGCTTATCCTAATTTAACTCAAACAGATATAGTAGCTAATAATAATGGAGTTTATCAATATGAATTAGCTCAATTTAAAACAACAACCGCAGGAATTACAGACTTAGTAGACAAGCGTACATATTTAGATTTTCAAGGAATATACGCAGAAATTCAAACACAATATAGGGAAGTTTTAGCAGAATTAGAAACCGAGCTAGCAGGAGTAAAAGATGGAAGTGCTTATATGTTAAAAAGTTCAATTTTAAGTGGTACAGAAGAGCCAACAGATGATTTAGGAAACGATGGAGATTTATATCTTCAATACTTAGAATAGAAGGAGTGTTAAAACATGGGAAATATGTCTGGAAGTTATGGAAGTCATTATACTTTATGGCAATCTATAACTCAAAACTGGCAAAACGTAGAAGGCAATTATACAAATGTAACTGTAAGAATGTATTTAACATTCGATGGCTCTAGTTATTATGCTTATACTAATAATACTACATATGGAAATATGGGAGATTTAGGAAGTTACAGCATAAGTTCTCTAAACTATAGTTCAGGAGCGTATAAAGATATTTTATTAGCTGAATGGACTGGAAATATTTATCATGACGCAAATGGAAGCAAATATTTTAGTGTTAGTGGATATTGGGATACAAATACTTCTAGAATTGGAAGTGGAAGTTGCAGTGCAGGAGTATGGTTAAATCAAATTCCACGAGGCGCTAACTTTACTAGTTTTTATATAAACAATAGTACATTAGATACTGTAGATATCTCATATAGTTTAGATAAAGATGTTTCAACTATGCAGGTTAGTGCGAATGGAGGAGCTTGGCAAGATGTAAGTACTGTTAGTGGTTCTTGGTATAGGAATGCGACAATACGTATTAGTAATTTAAAATGCAATACATCTTATAACTTCAGATTGAAAGCAAATGTTAATGGTGTGGATACAATAACTGGTTATGCATATGCAACAACAAAAGATATTGCTAAAATAACAAACGTTGCAAATACCGATTTTGGACAAGATATTGATATCGGTTTCTCTAATCTTGCAAATGGAACAGCTAAATTAACTGTAAAAATCGGAGAGACAGAAATATGTTCAAGAGAAGATTTAACTTCTACTTATACTTTATCTTTTACAAAAGAAGAACTTTCTAAAATGATTAAGCTATTAAAAGATGAAACTACAGAAATTACATACGTAGTAACCACAAATAGTATTTATAATGCTACTGCAAAATCTATAATAACATTAAAAGCAAACATATATGTAAAAAAAGAAGGAACATGGATTAAAGCAAAGTTGTATAAAAAAGATAGTAGTTGGAAACTAACAAAGTTATTCTTTAAAGTAGCTGGAACGTGGAGGAATACAAAATAATGTCTAAAATAAAAGAAATAATAGTAGAGCCTGCATTAATTTATGTACGGTTCTAATTTAAAAATAAAGATAAAAGTAGAGGATGATTATTCGTTTAAAAAGTCACTAATTACTGAAAGTGGATTGACAATAGTGACTGAGAATAAAAATACTATCAGAACGGAATGGGGGGAATAGAATGGAGATTAAAGTTAGTGAAATGACAGAGGCAGAGAGTGTTAATGATGAAGATTTAATAATGATAGTACAAAATGGAGCAAATAAAAAAGCGACTGCAAAAAATGTTAGAAAAGGTGGAGAAACAGTAAGTTCTTCATTAATAGTTGAAGTAGAAATATCAGCTAATGCAGACTATGCAATACCGATAATTTATATTGTTGGTAACAATTCTTTATCAATCTTTTTTGAAGGATGTAAGCTTATAAATAATGAAAACTATATTGAAGTCGGAGAGGAAGGAACAAAGAGTACTACAATTCAATTCCTAGATTGGGATGTACCAATAGGAAGTAAATTAGAATTTTTATATAAGTAAAGGAGTGAAAATATGAGTAAGCCAAACAATTTAAAAATATATTCAACAGAAGAAGTAAAAACAGGAGAATACTGGATAGATGGAAAACCTGTATATAGAAAAATAATAAAAGGTTCTTTAAATAGAACCGGTTCATCAGTTGTAGCATCTTTATCAACTTTAAATTATGAAACTATAATTAAGCTAGATGTTGTAGCTCAAAACACAGACCCTATTTCATCTCAATTTTATAGCGATACAGCAAGTAATATTAGATGCTATATAATACCATCATCAAAAAACTTAAAAATTGATGTTGGATCAAGATATCCTACAGTTCCACTTGATTATGTAATAATTTTAGAATATACAAAAACAACAGATTAAATGAAGATGAAAGGAGAAATAAACATGAAAAAATTAATAAAAGCCTTGAGGCTGTATATATACACTTATAGTTTAGTAAAGAAAAGAGGTGAGCTTATATGAGCACACCTAGAAATATAACTTTAATCAAAACAGGAGAAGAGTTTGAAACAAACGAATTTATAGAGGGAAAAAGAATATATGGGAAAAGAATAAATTGTGGACAATTACCAAACCCAGGGGAAGGTAGTAGGACATCAACAGGACTTACTAACGTAACATATATAGGATTAGAAGGAGGATTCAATCCTGATGACAGTCAATTTGTTCCTTGTAATATATATTTTAATAGTAACTTAAGCATTGGAGCGTTTATACAAGATAATACGATAAGAATTAATAATAATGACTCTGGAAACAGAACAGGAATTGTATATGTTACAGTTTATTACACTAAAAATTAGAAATAAAAAGGAGAATGATAACATGAACAAAATTAGCAAAACCGTTGTGGTTCTAAGAGAGGGGAAGAGAGAGAGAGCTACTCTTTAATAAATAAAAAAATGGGAGGTGAAGACAATGTCTAAACCTCTTATTTTAGAGTTAAAAGAAAAAAATATAATTACAGCAACTTCAAATAGGCAAACAATAAATATATCAACATCTTGGGGAAAGCAAGCTTTATCGTTAGATGATACGGAAATTGTAGGAAACAAGTTGACAGTGATAAATAATACAATCGTTATAGGAAAGGGAGTTACTAAAATAAAATGTTCAGCTACTTGTAGAGGAATAAGCGAGACACTTCAAGGAGATAAAACTTTTTATATTGAAAAAAACTCGCAAGCAATAAAAGATTATTATTTAGCTCGGAGCAAGTAATATAAGTTTTATAGGAGCAAGTATTACTCCATTTGTAACTGAAGTGACCGAAGGTGATAAAATATCAATGGCAATATCAAGTAATTATAGTGGAAACTTAGAATATTTAGGTGCATATTTAACGGTTGAAGCAGTTGAATAAGCTGTGATCAATATGAAGGGAAAAGATATGATATGAAGGATAAGAAAATAAAAGTAGCAGATAATAGCATGGTATATTTTAATGACGAAGAAGATTTCGAAAAAGCAGGTTATAAGACTTTAGAAATAGAGGAAGAACCTGCTTTTAATATGGAAACACAGTACTTAGAACCTTACTATCAAGAACAAAAAGAAAAGATAATACAGAAGTGGAAAGTTAAAGAGATAGAGGAGGTGGGATAGTGGATAGCACAATAATAGTAGCAATAATAACAGTACTACGGAGTTATTATTAATACATTAATATCAAATCAAACTAATAAAAAAATTGAGACATTAGAAAGTATAAAGGCAGAATTTAAAAAAGAGTTAGAAGCAGTAAAAAAAGAAATGAAGGAAAATCAAAAAGAACATGACAAAACATATTTGACAGATTTTCTATCTGACATAGAAAACAAACAACCAAAGTCAGATATTCAAATTAAAAGAGCTTATGAAATATATGAAGAATATACAAACCTTAAAGGAAATTCATATGTACATAGTAAATGGGAAGAATTAGAAAAGAAAGGGGCATTGAAATGAAAAAACAAGATAGAAATATAACCATAGCAGTTATAGTGGCTATGGTTATGATATTTTTTAGTGCAATATTTTTTATAGATGATAAGGAGCTAAAAAAAGATGTAGTAGAGAAAGTTACAGACACTGTAACAGATATAGCAACAAGAGAAATGAGTAAAGAAGAAATAGAATCTTTACCATCTACAGAAATAATAGAACAAACAGAAGAACAAGAGAATGCTGTATCAAATGAGCAAGAAGGAGAAGAAACAGAAGGATTTCAACTTCAAGGAGACATAGCTTATGAAGGAGCAAAAGCAGAAACTTGGAACGTAGAATTAGGAGACTATGTTGGATTAACATATTATTCACAATTAGATAGCAGATGGGCAAGCAAGATGTATTCTAGTGTAGGCAATCCAAACCAAACAATAGGTTCTAGTGCTTGTGGTCCTACATGTGCTTCAATGGTAGTAACAGCTACAGAAGGAGCAATAACACCTGATACTATGTGTGATTTGTTTGTACAACATGGATATAGAAGTGCAAATAATGGTACATATTTTAGTGCTTTTAGAGCTGTAGCAGACGAATTTGATATTGGATATGAAGAAACATATTATTTAGACAAAGCTGTAGAGTTATTAAGAAATAATCATTATGTAATAGTATCATGTGGAAACGGATTGTTTACAACGGGTGGACACTTTATCGTTCTAGTTGGAATAGAAGGAGATACATTAAAGATATATGATCCATATTTATATAGTGGCAAATTCTCAACAAGTACAAGAAGAGGCAAAGTAACTGTAGATGGAAATACAGTATATTGTAGTATAGACAATTTTAGAAACTATGCTAATTATAGTAAATTCTTTGCATTTGCTCATGATGGAAATGTACAAGTAAACAACACACGTCCAGTTACAACACAAGCATATACTAGATATGTAAATGCTAAAATAGGATTAAATATAAGAAATAAGCCTAATGGATATATTGTAGGTGGATTATCTAATGGTACAGCAGTAACAGTATATGAAACAGATGGCAATTGGAGTAGAATAGGAACAAATAAATGGGTTTCTAGTAATTATCTAACAAGTTATATGGCTGTAGCTTCAAATTCGGTTAAAACAACTTCTGGTGTAAAATACACTACAGGAAAATACAAAGTAAATGCTAGTATATTAAATGTTCGTACAGGTCCTGGTACAAAATACAAAATAAAAGGATATAAACAATTAACAGCAAATGCAAGATACCAAAATAAGAAATTAGGAAACCAATATACTAATGGATTAAAACGTGGAGTAGTAACAACAGTTACTAAAGTTCAAAATGGATTTGGATTAATTCCAAGTGGGTGGATTTCATTAAATTATTGTACTAAATTATAATATTAGAGCTAGATTAGATTAATTTCTAGTCTAGCTCTTTTTTCTTTAAATTGAAAAGAGACTAGTTTGTACTAGCCCCTTTTATCTCCTTTTTCAAGGATAATAAATGCGTTTTCTTTAATATATATTATATGACATTTTTAAAAATTAGTCAATACCTAATCTTTCTTTTAATGCTTCTTGTAAAACTTGTGAAAAATTAATATTATTTTTTTCAGATAAATAATTTAACCATGCAGGTATTGTTAATGTTTTTTTAATAGATTTATTATTAAATTTTTTTCGGTACTCATCCATATTAATGCTTACAAATGAAACAAATTGATTTTTTTGTAAAATAATTTTAGAGATGTCTAAGGTTGGTTTTGGAAAATTTGTTAAATTGTCTAAATATAAGCCCATAGCATCCTGAGCCATTAAATAAGCATTTTGTATACTGTCTCCAAAAGTTGAACAACCTTTTAAATCTATAAAATCAACATTATAATATTTACCGTCAAAAGTAAATATTGCGGGAAAGACAGTTAGTTCATTTTTCATTTTTATACCTCCAAATTATATAAGATAGAAAGGAAAAAACGCATAGCAAACAAACATAGTAAAATATAAAATTTAAGCATCCTCCTCAACATGCTGAAAAATTATATTGAAGTTTTTAGGAAGGGCTAATTATTTTAGCCCTGTCCTTTTTAGTATTGCTTCAGCTGTTCCGATTGGAATATCCTTGTTATGTACAGGAACAATCTCAGTTTGATTTCCGTTTTCTCATTTTTAAATGAGAACCGTTTTGAGATATTTCTTGCCAACCATTTTGCTTTAGCAATTTGATTAGCTGTTTACTACGCATTTATTATCCTCCTTTCTATAAACATTATACTACGTATTGATACGTGTGTCAATATTTTTTCAAAAAAATATAAAAATTTTAAAAAAACTTGAAAAACGCTTAAAAATCAAGGAATATAACTTATTGGCTTGAAAAATAAAAACGGCTTAAAATCGATTGTGGAGGGTCGATTTTAGGACTAAAATTGAATATTTTTACATCATTAAAATATTTTTATTTTCGACAAATTCCAACACAACAATTTAACATAAAATGTTATAATATCATAAAGGAGATGATATTATGGAAAAAGCATGTAAAGAATCTCTACAAATGATAAAAATATTAAATATAAAAAACGAGAAAGAGTATAACAAGTTGCTAAAATTCTATTTAATATTATCATCAGAAAGTTTAAAAGGAAGATTAAGAACAAGAAGATTCAAAAAAATAATAAAACTAGCGAAAGAAGTCTAAAGGGCTTCTTTTTTTGCATACTTTCTAGATATTAGTACATACTAAAGTTGGTGGTAATATGAAAAGCTATTATTTTCATATAAGAAAATGGCACTTTTCCACCATAGTGGACAAAATGTAAATTTAATAAAGTTGCCCAAATGCAACAAAATACATGATATACATGAAAATGAGCATACTAAAGATGGGTGATTTTATGAAGGTAAAGATATTATTAAGAGAAGTCCGACTTAAAAAGAATATTACACTAGAAACATTAGCCAGATTATCTGGAATAAGTAAAGGACATTTAAGTAAAATAGAAAGACAAGAAAGAGAACCTAAGATATCTACGCTAATACAAATAGCGATAGCTTTAAATGTAGATGTCAAAGAATTATATAAAGTTATATTATGACACAATAAAACGTGTCATTTTTTGTTTTCATAAAAGAAAATGCCTCTTTCATAAAATGTTGCCCAAATGCAACAAGATTAAATATATCTTTCGGTTATGAACGTTCTAAATAAATGTAGGAGGATATGTA